ATGAGCCAAGCCAGCCAGATTCGTGAGCTAATTCGCCAGAATTACACGGAGTCGGGGGAGAAACTACTCTCGTGGCCCGAATTCGCCAAGCGCCACAACTTCCCTCTAAACAGCGTCCATGCCCAAGTTCGGTACCTCCGAGCGGGCGGACTGCTCCCCGAAACCGTTTCTGACCAGATGCGCCGCTTCAACCAGAGCCGCGCATGGGCCAAAAAGATAGGTCGGGAGCCTAGAGTTCCATCCCCTCCCCCGAGAAGCGATTCTGAGGCATCCTTGAGCGTTCTGGACGGTATTACGAGCCTGCCCGGAGCCATGCCTCGGGAGGAGCGTATCAAGCAATTGTCAAGTATCGCCCGTGGCGGCTCCGAGCTAGGCAGCATTTCGGCCATGAAGCACCTTGAGGAAATGGAGCGCGCAGCCGGAACGAGCTACGGCCCTCCCCCGCCGACCACGAAAAAGGATACAATAGCCCTGATTGTTGAGCTTTTAAAGTCCACCAAACCCGAATGGGTTGCTGCCGCCATTGAGGCATACCAGAATGAGCAAGCCGAAGCCGAAAATCCTGAAGTCGAAGCTGAAAGTGACGGAATTACCCCTAGTCCTAGTGACTTGGAAGGACGCTGAGCACGATAGCGACTTCTCGGGGGAGGCGCATGAAGCCGGAAACCTGCCAACTCTCGTCTATGCCGGGTATTTGGTCAAGAAGACCCCGGAAATGGTCGTCGTAGCCAGCGAAATCTGCGAAGAGGACAACACCGTTAGGTTTATCATCAGTATTCCGGCCAAAATCGTCGTTTCCATCGAGGAACTCGCCTCAAATGGCTAATAAGTACGGCTTTGACATAGAAAACCCGATGAGTTGGTATCTCTACGAGAAGAGCCAACCGAACTTGAGGGCCGGCCCCGACCCGTGGCAGCAATTCAAGACCCAACGGACTCTTGAGTCTAATCAGATTGCCGAGAATATGACTAATGCCGGCGAGTGGCTAATGACACTTCCCTTTAGTATGGTCCCCGGTAGACAATCAGTCGTAAATGAGACACCTAGTTATAATCCTAGTGTATTTAATAGTACCTGGATAGATGGTACCAAGATGACCTATAAAAACTATCCGACTTGGGCCTTAAATAGAACTACTACTAGTAAATTAACAGACTTAAATGAACCTACTCAAGATTTAAGTCTTTGGCCCGAACACTTTCTACCCTTTATAAAACCAGAAGCTAAACTGGCTGTGTTTAATAAAGTAGTTACAGGTACAGCTAAAGTAGCATCTGTAGTAACTCCTGAGGCTATAAAGGCTAAACTTCCGCCCGCGTGGCGTGGATTACTGCATTATCTAGCGGGTAGTGGGACCCCATCTACTCTAAATCTAACTTTCGATAAATTAAAAGCTTTAGGAACTATTGGACCCGGATATTCAGATGGGGCCGCTGAAGGCTATGATAAGCTACTAGAGCATCCAGCTACTCAACCCTATTATAGAGGTCCGGCAGCGAAAGAAGGTAGCGATAGTTTTGACCACGGAATGGTTAGATTAATAAATCCGCAGCCCGAAGTAGAAACCGCATTAGGCAAATATTACTTTGATATACCTTCACAAACATTCCTTGATGACTATAGATTCTATAATTTAACGAATCATCCAGTAACTCCTGCATCTCAGATAGCCGGCATCAAAGATTTTATATTAAACCAACGTACTAGACCAGATTTAGGTATGGAGCGTCAGGGTACTATGTTTGAAGCGTGGCTAGCTAATATGGGTAAACCATTCCCAGTGATTATTAAACCAAAATGAACTTTGAACTCTATCGCCAATTAGAGCGTAGGAAGTGCCGAGATAGCTTTTGGTACTTCCTTTTGTCAGGATTTGGCGCGAAGTACAACCCCAAAGGAGTACGCTGGCTAGACGAGAAGATTCACAAGCCCATGTGCGACTGGTTCGAAGGGCATGTGAAAGCTTGGATAGAAGCGCGAAAACATGGAAAAGGATACCCCCTCTACCTCATGGTTCTGGTTCCCCGCGACGTTGGGAAAACTACAACAATTAGCCAAGCCGGGCTCCTATGGATGCACCTACTTGACCCCGACATTTCTACCTACATTGGTTCGGAGAGAACTGAATTCGCAATTGACGTCCTTGAGCCAATCAAAAATGTTATGGCAGGAAATGACGTTTACTCCCGCTTTAGTTGGCTTTATGGGAACTGGAACGCTCCCGAGCGGACATGGAGCCAAAAGCAGGTCGTCCATGCCGCCCGGACCAATCTCAGCCGTAAGGAACCTAGCTTCGGTATATGGGGTGTCGAGTCTGGGATTACCGGAAAGCATCCAGACGTGCTCTGTCTTGACGACCCAACGAGCTATGAAAAGATGGCCGCTGTTGGCAACTGGTTGTCAGTGGTCAACTCGCACGTTGACAGCCTTATACCAGTTCTCCCAAGCGATGGATGCCTTATATTCGTCGGCACGCGCTACCATGACGGCGACCACTTCGGAGTGGGCATTAAGAAAGAGGGCCTTAGGTCTATCTCAGGAATGGACATGCCCGATGCCAGTACTCAGCCTGATGGCAAGTGGCATTGCTACTTCCTTTCTGCAAGAGACGCTAATGGCGTTCCATCCGTCCCTTCAGTCTGGCCCGAGTCCCGCCTAATGGACTACAAGCGGAAAGCGCCCCTCCGCTACGCCGCGCAGGTACTCAATGACCCCATGAACAGCGAACTCAATGAGCTTAATCCAGAGCGATTAGCCCGTTATATCGTACCGGCTGACCAGATTCCCAAGACCCTAAGGATAACTCTTCATCTCGATACGGCCTTCAAGTCCAACGAGCAGAAGGCCCGAGGCGATTACTCCGTAATAGTCGAGATGGGTCATACTATCGACGGCTCTGGGATAGTCTACTTCCTCGGCGCACACGCCAGCAATTCGTGGGGATATGAGGATTTCCGCGATATGCTAATCAGCCGGTACCAGCACTGGCGCGCCCAAGGTAAGCGCGTGGTCCTAATCACCGATGAGGCTCTAATCGGGAAGGGCATGGATATGTGGAAGCAGGTCCTAATGGGCTGGTTCCACTCTATCGACATCCAGATGCCACCCCTCGCTATCCTCTCCCGAGCAGGTAAGAAGAAAGTTGGTCGCCATCACGACGCCAGCCAATACATCCTCGATAGCAAAGTCTATTTCAAGGAGGATGCTAAAGGGCTGGACATGCTTTTGGACCAGCTAGCCAAGATTGGCGGCTCCGAGTACGATGACCATATCGACGCCTTCTCGGATGCGTTCCATCCAGAGTGCTATAATGTCATGCACAGGTTAGGCTTGCAGTTAAAACCCGAGGAACAAATTTCGTATCCGTGGGATGATTACCTAAAAATGCCGGTAAGTGACTACTTACGCCGCGATGCAGAACGGGTAATCGGAGGTCTTTACTAATTGGGGGATGCTGCCGGTGGTCCGCCTCCACCACCCGAAGCCCGTTCGCGGGTCGGCGCTCCCCCAGAAAGTCCTAATGAAAATCATCGTGTTCGATATCGAAATCGCCAAGGCCGTTGAGTCTGTTAAGGGTGGCTGGAACGCTGCTCGGGAGGGGGCATGTGGCGTAAGCTGTGTCTGCCTCTGGGACTCCGAGACGGGCCGTCCGCACGTCTATGACGACCACACAATCGAAGAGTGCATGAACCACTTAGCCAGTGCCGACCTCCTAGTAAGCTTTAACGGGAAGGGCTTCGACGTTCCCGCCCTAGAGGGCTACACGAAGATGGCGCTCGCGCATATTCCGCATTACGATATTCTAGCCGAGATTTGGAAGGCAGCCCAGAAGAAAATCAAGGGCTATCGGCTAGCCGAAGTAGGCTCAAGAACGATTGGCCGCGAGAAATCAGGTACCGGCGAGCACGCTCCCGAGCTATTCGCACAGGGACGATGGGGCGAGTTGGTGGATTACTGTCTAAACGATGTTTACATGACGAAAGACTTATTCGAATTCATTGTCGAGAACGGCTACGTACTAAGCCCCGATTTAGAGGAATTCTATATCGACAAGCCGATTCTAGAGGAAGATAGCTAATGCAATATGGCGATTCATGGCTAACAGACGGCCAAGTTACCAAAGAGGGCGTTCTACGACTGGTAAACGAGCGCCGTAAGTTCGCGGAACAGGAATATCAGCGATTCTTCCAGTTAACGAAGGGCTGGTATAGCATCTTCCGTGGAATCGGCGCAATGGCTATGAATGGCCGCAACAATGTCGTGATTCCGGCGCTTTTCAGCCAAATCATGTCCGATGTTGTGAATAAGACCCAAGCCATCTTCCAAGACTCCGAAGTTATCCAGTTTATCCCGAATAGCGACGCCGAAACCGCCTCCGCCCAGAAGAACACCAATCTAGTCAACATCCAGCTAGCCGAATGTGATAGCTACCTGAAGGCCGTGGACTTTTTCATGTCCGCCGCTGTTTATGGGACTGGATTCGCCCGCACAAGCTGGAAGTTCGACCGTAGAACGAAGATGTACCGCGTAAACGTGATGGGCCAAGAGCAAGTCATGCCTAGCGTAAAGACTGCCTTCGACGGCCCCAATTGGGAAGTCGTGGACATTCTCGACCTTCTTCCCGAGCCGGGTAAGAAGCGATTAGCGGATTGTAACTGGATTATCCACACATATTACATAGACCTCGATGATTTGCTTGCAATGCAAACGGGCGAGGGGCTCCCGATGTTCAGTATGGACAGCATAGACGAGTTGCTATCAAGTCCTATGGGAGCCGACGCCCGCGACGCATGGCGAATGCGAACTAACGTCTATAGAACGTGGACCGACTACTCCAACCGCTCCCATATCACCATGTCCAAGCCAATTAGGATTGACGAGTATTGGGGCAAGGTCCCGAGTGAATTCGGGATAAATGGCGACCGAAACCTCGTAATTACCATCGCTAACGAGCGAGTAGTCCTAAGATACGAGCCCAACCCGTTCTGGGACGACGAACTCCCCTTCCTAGCCTACACACCGATGCCGGACATGCATTCGCTCCACGGAACGGGTAAAGCCGAGATTGCTGCGCCCCTACAAGCTGCAATCAACAAACTCGCTACAATCAAGCTAGATTCGCTGGAAATCTTTGCAAATCCCGTTTTTGCGGTAAACGAGAACTCCGAACTCGCCCAGAGAGGCAATATCGTGATGCGGCCGGGACTTATGCTTCCAGTAGCCGGTGAGGACATGGGAAAGGCTGTTCTCCCAATTAGCCCCGACCTCCGCGCGCTCCAGATGACCTACGAGGAAATTCAGGCCCTATCTGGTATGCAGCAGCAGGGAGTCGGTATTCCGAACGATGTTGTGCAAGGAATGTCTGGTCCTGACCGCGAAACTGCCCGTGGCGCTATGATGCGTAAAGATGCCGCGATGGGACGCCTAGGTGGCGAATCCACTCAAGCCGAGTACCAATTCGTGATTCCGCTAGCCCAACGCATGAAATACTATGACCAGCAGTTCCTGCCGCTTCCTAAGCAGATTAAGCTTATCGGACAGGACGCAATCATCGACCCCGAGTCTGGTGTACCCCTTATCGGGCCAAACCAGTCTGTGGGCTACGGCGACATCAATATGGAGCACAAGTGCCGCGCACTAGGCGCTAGCCGTCTGATTAATAAGCAAATGATGTTCCAGCAGCTTATGACCTACCAGCAGATGGCCGCAGGTAATCCAGTAACCCTAAGCATCACAAACTGGGTAAACTTTACTAAACTCGTTGCCAAGTCGCTTAACCTTAGTGTAACCGAGCTTCTAGTACCGCAAGCCCAGATTCCGCAGCTTAACCTACAGGCATTCCTAGCACAGACCGGGGGCGGCGGAGAAGGCGACCCCGCCGGAACAACACAAGGCATGGGCCAGCTAACCGGGGCCGGTCCGCAAATTAACAGTCAGGTTCCAAATATGGGAGGCGCAAGTGATAGTTACTAACCTTGAAGCCGAGGACCGCCGCCAATTGGCTGCGATGTTCGTCTCGGGGGGATGGACGCTCATCAAGAATGACCTAGAACGCCGTAAGCTAGTTCTGGTCGATGGGCTAGTAAATGGCAAGGACCGAGAAGCGGACGCAGACCGTCGCGCCATGATTCATGCCATTAACACGCTACTAACAATCGAGCGGGAGATTTTCCTACCTTCATCCCCTCCCCCCGAGCAGGTAGCTTTTCAGATACCCGTTGTAGGTAACGTCAACCGTTACTAAATTGTGGTATCATAAACAAAACGCGGACAACCCGCAGAAGGAGTAACAAATGGAAGTTGGACAACCCAACCAGCCAGAAGGCCAACCCGAGGGACAACCCCAAGTCCCAGATTTGTCAGGCTTGCTTAAAGACGGCAAGATTCTCGGCAAATATGAGACACCGGAAGCGGCCACAGAAGGGTACTGGAATTCAGTCAATGAAATGAACGCAGCTAAGGAAAAGCTTGGAATGGCTATGCAGGTCATCGAAGCTATGCAGAAGGGCCAACCCCATATGCAGCCCCCTCCTCAGCAGCCTTTATACGAGAAGAACCTCGGAGACTTGGGAATCCCATTGAACGACCTCTCACAGCTAATCAACGCTAGGGCAGAGGAAGTAGCGGGTAGGTTGCTACAAAAGCATCTTAGCCCGATGGTACAGGGAGCACAAGCCCGTTCTCAGATGGAAGCTTCTTATTCTGACTTTAAGGAGAATGAAAGTGCTATTCTCCACGGCGTAAAATCCGACCCTACCCTTGCTAGCACTTTTGATGCGTTACTAGAGGCTGGACAGCCTTTGGCAGCGCTTAAGCTGGGATACTTTGAATGGAAGAATAAGAGTGCGCCTAAGCCTAATGCTGAACTCGAAGCTGCTAAAAGGGCAGCCCAGAGCCCGCAAAGCTCGGGTAGCATCGGACGCACAGGAAGTATGACTACAGGCCCAAGTCAAGCCGACCTTGACGCGGCTATGCAAGCTCATCTAGCCGGCGACTCGATGCCTCTGTTCGACCTTAAACTTAAGGGAATCCCACTCACATATTCAGAGCAAATGGAAGCTCTGATGCGAGGACGAACATAAGTAAATGGCTAACGTCGTTCAAAACTCATGGACCTCGTATGGCGTAGGTTGGCCCAAGAGCATTGATGCTAATGCTACTGCTTCTGCGGTTGGTAACAAGGAACAATTCCTTGGCGATATCGCAATTCTGGACCCAACTGACACGCCTACGTTTGCCATGCTTCAGAAGGAAACATGGACCGCTCCTTATCAGGAATGGCCTATCGACAGCTTGGCGGCAACGTCAACTGCGGCTTCTATTGAAGCGTGGGACTTCGACGCGACTGCCCTAACTGGACGTACACGTTACAACAACATCACTCAGGCATTCCACAAGGGCTTGCTAGTCTCTCGTAGACAACAGCAAATGTCTCAGCGTGGCGTGACTCAGGGTGTTGGTGATGAGTATCGCTACCAGCTAGGAAAGAAACTGTTGGAGCTAAACCGTAACATCAACTCGCGTCTACTGGCCTCAGGGACAGCAATTGCGAGCGTGACAGGAGCATCTGCCAACACTGGTAGCGTTATGGCTAACATCTTGGCGTTCCCTGTTGTGGTAACTAACGTATCAGGTGCCTTCGCAACTGGTAGCTTTGCTTCGCTCCACCGCAAGCTGGACGAACTTGGAGCTACACCTGACACAATGCTAGTTTCTAGCGGAGTGAAGGCCGATATCTCGAACTCGATTATGGGTCTTGGTGCCGCAGGTACAGCATATGCAACAGCCGCAGTAAGACGTATTAACGCTTACGCGACTGACAAGGAACTTTCAGCTATCGTGGAGGTTATCGAAGACGACTTCGGCCGTGTTCAGATTTACCGCGACCGCTGGATTCCGACAGCATCCGCTGCGAATGGTACGGCAACAGCCGTAACAGGTATCGACTTGACAGCAGGAAGCGCTACTGCGTTCGTGAAGGTTGCGTGCGCGGGTAGCTACTACCTGTTCGACAAGAAGATGGTAAAGGTTGGAGTCTTCCAGCCGCCTGTCCACAAGCCGCTTCCGCCTAACGGAGACTACGA